GATAGCGGTTTGTTGTTTTCCGCCTTCTATATTGGCGGAAGGCTGTTAGAAGATTTTCGCAAGAACCTTTGCGACTTCTAGACCAGTCAATTCCGCAAGAACTTTTATTTCCTCTGATTTTTGTTCACTGCTTAATTTCATAGCCTTTTTCATCAAGGCAATTGATATTAAATAATCTTCATGGCCCTGAGTGATGACCTTGTAAGGGTCCATTCCCAGTAATGCTGCATATGCGCCCGCCTCTATGTACGGGTCGTCATCCAGGGCTTTTAAAAACTTTCGTCAGCGTCGTCACCGGCAATACCACTCCACTTAAAGAGTTTGTTTGCGGTGTCAATTAGGTCACCTTCTGTAAGGTAAACGCCAAGAACAACATCAGTTGCTCGAACTGCATCAAGACCGATTGCTTCAGAAAGATCTGAATCAAACTTTGTCCATGAGCCTTTAGCGTCATCAACCTTGAGAGATAGTTTATTGTCGGTGTTTCCATCAACAACGGCGTACACTCCAATGCATGCCTCAATGAGCATGTCTGCATTGGCGAGCAACGACCAATCTTCTCCGCCGACCTTGCGGCGACGTTCAATGGCCTTGTTCAGCTTTACTGCTGACACTGGCTTAAATCGAACGTACAATTCTGGTTCGTCCCAACGAGGGACTTTAATATCTGTGTACAGATCATTTACAATCTGTGCACGACGGTCACGCAAGGCGGCAAGTGGACTGTCTTCAGCCAACCCGCCGCCTTGCATGACGCCATCTTCCAATTCATCTGTGACTTTAAAATCAACCATGTGTTCCTCCAATGGTGTAGTTATTTATTTAAAACTTAGTTTGAGATGCTTTCTACAGCAATGTCAATCTCGTACATTCTAGCAGCATTTGACATTGAGTCGGCGCCGCCGTCCTTTACATTGACAAGGCGACCTGAATAGGTACGAGCGCTTACTGAGTCGTAAACGTTTCCTTCATCGTCAAGCGGTGTAAGGGTAACCGTAACCATTGATCTTCCAGCCAAAGCGTGAAGGTCTTTGATAATAAGGTGGTCAACCTGAGTTTCGTAAACCTTAGTCAAAACAACGTCTGAGTAGGTTGGAAGTGAAAGGTAAGTGATTTCAGGACCCATTCCACCAGGACGGTGCTTGTTTACCGCTGCAGTAACGTCTCCACCAGAAAACTTGTCAAATACAATAGTTGTAGATGTTGCGAGCGCTCCGAGCGTTAGTCCCTTTGGAATTGAGTTGATTTGCAGAGTGGCCCTCCATTGCTGTTCTGAGCCATAATTGTGTGTTACATCAGCCATTTTATTATCTCCTAGATATCTTAATTAAGCTTATAGTGGAAGTGTTGCGTTAGCAAGGAACTTAGTTACATTAATGGTAATGAATTCAGCAAATGGAGACATCTTAAGGCTTACATTAGCGTTAAGTTGACCAGCAGCAATTGTTGAAGGTGTGTTTACCTGTACGCCAGTGTTGACGATGTATGAAGCATCTGGAGTTGTGCCGTAAAGGCTTCCCTTGATCCAGTGTGCTTGGCAAATTCCAGCAATAGCTGAGTTGAAGTCAGAGATAAGGTGTCCTCGTCCGTCAATTTGCTTAAACATGAATGCTTCACCAGCGGTTTCAAATTCTGATTGAAGTTGCATACGAAAACGTACGTTGTTAAGGAATTTCCAGTCGCCTGTAGTGTCAAGCGAGTGGTATCCGTAGACTGAAATGTTTCCGGTTGTTGGAACAAGACGAACAACATTGACGCCAGCACTGTTTAGAAGACCGCGGTCGTCAGCTGAGTACGAACGTACAACGCCAGTTGCGTAAACTGAAGTTCCGTTGATAGAACCAGCCGCAGGTACATTTGCATCGTACTTTGTGTCAATCTTTGCCATTAGAGCAGCGGCAAGTGCAGAGGCTGGAACTGTGCGAGCAAATCCAGCAGTAGCACCAGGAACAGCGACCCAAGGACCAAAAATTGCAGCGTGTGATGTGTCTGCACCGCTTGACTGAAGTGTGTGAACATCAGAAATAAGTGTTGCAACACTGTGTGATGGGTTTACGTCCAAGAGAGCAACACGGTTGTTTGCTGCTGCGTGGTTTGTCAAAGCAGCGTAAACAGCTTCTGTAGAAGCACCTGGGTAAGAAACTTGACCAGGACCAAAAGAAGTTCCAAATGCGTTTAGTGCGTTTGGTACGTCTGTGTCAGCAGTAGCTGCATCAGCTCCACTTGTAAAGTAAATTGAGGTTGTGCTGTTTGTTGTTGGAAGTGCGGCTGATCCAGCAACTGTTGAAACTGTGCAAAGAGACTTAACAATTGGAAGTGAGTTAATCCATTGATTAAGTGCTAGTTCTGCCCCGGTTGCCTCAAACTTTGGAGAAGCAGCAAGAAGAACACCGTTAAGAACAATGCTTGCAGCGTATGTTGCAACGGTGTTTACAGTTGTGTTTGTGAAATTAATTACAAGACCAGCAGCAGAAGCGTCAGAACTGTTAGCCCATGTTCCACCACTAACTGCGGTGAATGAGTTTGTTCCTAGAGTTGCTGTTGCTCGTGTTGTGCCTGTTGCGGCACCAAGTACGGAAACATTAGCAATGATTCCGCCTTCTTTAAAATAAACGTCAAGAGCATCGTAAAGCAGTGTGCTGTCGAGGTTGACTGAGTTTGGTGTAACACTGTAGCGACCAGTTAGCTTGCCGCCGACAAATTGACCGAAGTAGGTCGCAAAGTCTGACATTGAGCTTACTGTGATAGCCACGCCAGTTGGTCCTGCGGCATTGCCGACTACGAACCATTGACCGGTTGGGTTTACACCTTGGGAATTTGAAGCGCTAGCGGTTACGTTAACGTATACGCCGGGAGCTGAATTAGCCATTTGCGTTCTCCTGTTGGATAGGTGTCTCAGTTTCCTGAGAACGTGGGTTTTTGTTTTGGGCGATCTTCTTTGGTTCTTCCACAACTTCCGCCTTTGTTTCCTCTGGCTTGGTTTCTGTAATAACTGTCAAAAGACCATTTAAAATGTGTGACTCAACCAACGGGCCGTCTTCAACGGTGTGTTGGCGAGCTGGGACAAGGGACTGACCCTTGTCGTCAAAAATAACGTATTGTGATTGAACGATTACTTTCTTTTTGCTCATATATCTTCCTTTATAACCTCAACGTTGACATCTTCAACCTGATATGCGGCTTCTGGTGGCGCTGTTGATGGTCCGGTACTTGCACCTGTTGGAGCATATTTTTCTGATGGGGGACCCCCAAACATATTCATTGCGTTTCCAACGGTGACGGCAAAACGAAGGTGAGCAATACCTGTTGTACGACCACCTGAGTGTTCGCCTTCAGCATATTCTTCGCCCTCCCAGATGGTTGTTTGAGCAAACCCACCTAGACCGCGATGTTGAATAATGGCAGCACGAACCGCTGCCGCATAGGCAGAAGTCAGTGCTTGTGTTTCTTGCCAATCTTTTGTACCGTACACGTAGACTAAAACTTCTACGCGCCAGTTCACTCGAATGGCGTTTTGATAAATTCTCGGAACACCGATTGTATTAGGAACTTCAATAAGAATTGCGGCCGATGCATTTCTTGGAAGGTTCCTGAATTCAGGACGGTGGCGATATTCAAATGGCTCAAGAAGAACTTGACTACCTAATTTGCGATTAATTTCCGCAATGTAAGTAGGAAGCCATTCTTGAAGCGTCTTATAAAAAGCTTCTTGAACAGAGTTGCCGCCAATAAGGGGGCCAAATATATTATCGGTGTAAGAAAGATCCCAATCGGTCCACCAGTTTCTTTGTGCCATCATGGTTTACCAAATCCGTCTGCAATTCTTTGAGCACCAGTTACTTGGTTTTCTCTTAATGTAGAATTATAAAACGACATTTTTTCTCTGTTTAATTTCCCACCAGAAACTCTATTTATCAGTGAATCTACTTGAGATGAATTTAGCTTATTTGCTTTATTAAATTCTGATTGAACTTGTCTAGTGAGACGTATGTTCTCATAGTGGGAATAAGTTGAAAGACTTGGATCTTTCATCCTAGCTAATTCTGCTGCATTTCTGTCAACTGTTCTTTTTCCAGAAGCAGAAAGTTCTTTATTTCCGGTTCTGCTAATCCTTGATTTTATTGATACAGCTTGAGAATCTCTTCTTAAAGCTTGTTCAACGTAAGTGGATTTTGAACTTTCAATTCTTGCGGCATTTGCTTTAGCAATTTTAGCAACTTTTTGTTTACCAACACCAATGTAGCTTTGCATTATTCGCATTGCTTCTTCTTTAAATTCTGGTGTAATGGTAATGATTTCTCTTGCAATACCTGATTCGTTATCTCCGGTTTGATGAAAATAACCATAGTCTTTGCCACGAGAATAGTTCTGTGGTGCGCCAGTTTTTCTTGGGTCAATTGTAACAACAGCACTTTTTGGGGTGTTAACAATTATTGGCGTAACAGCTGCCTGATGAAGATAACCAAAGTTAACGAGTGGACGATCTCCACCGTATCCTTGTTTTGATAGAACGGTGCTATCTGCCAGTGATTCCCATTGTTGAGGGATACCAAACATTGGAGCAGCACCATAATTAAGAAAACGTTCTTCTTCCATTGCTATAAACAACTCTTCAATTTGAGAAAGAGCAGGCATTGGATTCTTTAAAGCAGCAGAATACATCTGGAGCTTTACCGCTACGTTTTGTAAATTTTTAGCGTAAAAACCTTGAGGTGACCCATTACGGAAATTCATCTGGCCCATGTTAGCCTCTTACCCAAGGACCGATCAGTTTATTGACCGTGTTCTCCATTTCGTCAAGATTCATTTCACGACGAATTTGTGGTTCAAATTCTAGAATGACAAACTTGGCCGCTTGAAACAAGCAGGCACGACGAAGCGAAGCAGGAATGCCCTTTGTGTAACCACCGTCGTAAACAACGGTTACACGGGTTCCTTCAGGAGCGAATGTACCGAGGCGAAGCCATACGTGACCGTCGGTCACATCTGGTCCACGAACTCCACCATTTTTAAAGTTAATGGGTTGCGTGTCGCCATAGGTGCGATAGATGTCCATAGACTTAATGTCGTATGTCCATAGTTCCGGATATACCGGAGCGAATTGATCAAGCCAGAAGTGACGTACAAGTGTTGACGCACCAAGAGCAATAGCTTGAGAGAGACCCAGAGATCCGTAGATGTCCAGTGGCATATCGGCGTTATTACCGTATTCCATTGGGTCAATGCCGAATAGGCGCTCTTGAAAAATGTGACCCTTAAAAGGTGCCAAACGGCGACCCGTCAAGTCCTCTAAGTGAGTTGTTGCCTCGACCAAAATATCCGCAATAAGCGTAGGTTCGAGGTCAACAACCAACTCGGGATAGCGACGTTGAAAGTCAGCAACACTGGCAAGTGAAACGGGATCGTTGTATTGTGACCCGTTATTTGCCATGATTACTCTTTCTTTGCGCGACGCTTAGTAGTTGACGCTGCATCTAGTGCAGACGTAATGTCGGGTGATGTTGGATCTTCTTCAGCAGACTTTGGAGCTACTTTTGGAGCTACTTTTTCTACTTCTTTTTCAACAACATTCTCAACAATTTTTTCAATCTTTTTTACTTCTTTTTTTACCTGGTAAAATAATTCACCGGGAATACTCAAAAGGGAATGAGCCAAACGAATTGGTACTTCAATAGCACCTTCGTCTCCAGCCTTCTCCCAAGAGTAACCCTCGGTGCCACCTGGTTCTTTTGCTGCGATTAATGGCATTTCAAACCTTTCTGAGATAAATCCAGTGCGGTGGGTAGGGGAGGAACGAGGGAACCTACCCACCACACTGAAATCTGACTACCTAATTAGTCAACGATGAAGTTAGGAGTGTAAGAGCCGTTGGTCGGTGTTACACCGTTTCCAGCCTTAGAGTCCAAAGCACTCGCAACGTTTGCAAGGCGACCTAAGTACTTAGGTGCACGGATAGCAAGCGTAGTGTCCGCAACGAATGCGAATGGCAAGCTGTCTGGCGATGCAGTTGTTGGGTACACGTTTACTGGCTGCATTTCACGTACAAAAGGACGTGTGATGTAGTTTGCGTCGCGTGACATTAGGTAGATGCTCTGCTCACCGTTTGAGGTAAGAGGGTTCATTCCTGTGTTGCTGTAAGCGTAAGCGGCTGTAGGCGATGCCTGTGCGTTGCTTCCGTTGTAGCAGATAAGAGTTGTTCCGTTGTCAACAATCTTCGTTGTAGCCCAAATGTTTCCAGTTGAGTCAAGGAAGTTAGCATCTACGATACCGAGCAGGTTGAATGCTGTGTTGGCAGGGCTTGAGCCTGCAGCGCGGTATACCTTGTAGTGCGTTGGCTGCGATCCTTCTGGACCTGTTGGGGTCGAGAATGAAAGTGTGCAAGCGCTTGTTGAAGGTTGAAGCTTTGCAGTTGCAGCAGCTTGGATTTCTCCAAAGCGAGCAATTACAGGAGCAACCTTGTATGTGAAGTCTCCGCTCAATGTACCAGTTCCAGTTGCAGATCCAGTTACGGTTCCCATTTGGTTAGTACGTGGTGAGAGGAATGATGACTTAACGATTGGAACACCACGGTATGTAGGCACGATCAAACCAGCAGCAATTTCAACCTGGTCAACAAAACGTTGTTGGTTGATAAGAAGCTGTGAAAGACGGCTGTTAGCGTTTGGTGACATGAGGAACATCCACTCGGCGTTTTCAATTGGCTCTGCAACATTGCTCTCAACGAGGTCAATGAGGAGGTCAAGTCCACCTAGTGAAAGTGCATTTCCACCAAAGTTAATTGCATTCTGGTCAACGCCGTCAACCCATGGGTTGTAAGCTGGTCCAGCCCAAGTAGAAGCACCACCGTAGTTGTCAATGGCTCCGCCACCGATACCTTGGTTTGGTCCACCTGTGTTAGATGATGAGAATGATGAAACAATAACGTCTAGTCCGTCAAATTGTGGGTATGGACCCGCAACTGTAGGTGCTTCTGCACCCCAAATTAGAGCGTTTTCAATGTCCCAGTAAAGACCGCGGGCAGCACCCTCGATTTCACGGGCACGAAGGTCACCGATGAGGTCAGCTGTTACAGCCTGTGAGTAACCAGTTACAGCACCGACACTTTGCAGCAAGCGAATTTGGAAGTTCTCTTGTGCGTAGTTTGATGTGCTGACAGGGCGTGCGCCACCGTCGGTTACGAATCCACCCGAAGGTAGGGTTGTACGCTTGTTGAAGTAGTAAACTGTTGAGCCCCACTTGGTTGACGGTAGTGCACGAACTAGCGGCGCGTAGCGGCGCTGGTATTCGAGCAATACTGGGTCAATCTGCTTTTGTACTAGTGCGGCAGCACCAGCAGCAGTGAGGGCTTCTTGCAAGTCGTTTGACATTTGCTTATCTCCTTAAAGATTGTAGTTGGTTAGAAGCCGCGCTCGGCCTGAGCGAACTTGTTTGCAAAGAATGGAGTAGATCCCCAAACTTCATTTTGTACCTTACGGAACGAAGTCGAGTTCATCTCGGCCAGTGCCTCAGGGGTTAGTTCAGCCTCTGACAAGTCAGAAGCGTCGTTGCCTACCGATGAGCCAACGAGTCCCTTGCGGAACACCTTGCCAGTACGGTAAGACTCGATAGCGTTGTTTTGAGCAGCTTCAACAGCTTGCTTAGCGGCAGCTTGCGCAGCCTCGGCAACCATTGCAGCAACTTCTTCAGCGCTGAACATTTTATTTTCAGTCACAATTGTCTCCTGTGATGTAGTTGATTCCTCAGCAGTTACTTCTTCAGCAGCAGCTTCTTCTTCAGAAGCAGGTGCTTCATCAGCAACTACCTCTTCTTCTTCAGCTACAACTTCAGCAGCAGGTGCTTCAGGTGTTGATTCGTTAGCCTTTGTTCCAGCAATGATCATTGCGGCCAAAGCGCTTAGGTCTGCGTCACTCAGCGTGCGGGCAGCAGCGGTTTCAAGCGTTGCCTCTTCAGCTGGAGTTTCTTCAGTTGTGTTTTCGTCAGACACTTCTGTCTCCTGTTCTTGAGTTGGGGCATTGTCGCTTGACTCTGCCTGTGGTACGGGGTCCCCACAAGTGGGGCAATACATAGCATCTTGTGGAGTTGTTTCTCCGCAATTGCTACAGCCG